CAAACGGCAAGCAGGCGATCGGTCCACCGCTGGACAGTGGCGGCGGGCGTGTTGTGCTCTTCCAGCGCCTCGGTGATGGTGTGGCGGTAGTACGTGGCTCGGATCTCGGTGATCTGTTCGTCTTGCATCTCTTACCTCCTTGTGGTTGGCCCGGTCGCCCCGGGCCGTGGTCATCCGCTCGGCTCAGCCCCCCGCGGGGAGGCTCAGCGGGGCGGATGACGCCCCGTGGTAGCTACCAGATAGATGCCAAGCGTCTGACGCGATGGGCTATTTCATCCTCAAGAACCTCCTCGATTTTGAGCTCGTCGATCCTGAGGTTTGGGACATCGGTCAGAGACTGATACCCAGCATCGCGGGCCCAGCTCACCAGCGCCTCATTTTTGTCAGCTTGTTGTGTCGTCGTGTCCGTCATATCTATACCCAGCATACGACGCCTACGTAGAAAGTCAACCCAAAAAAACAAACTTTTTTTAAAAACCTGTAAGCCCTTGGGATCCTTGCGGTTTTGGTAGGGCCAGCGGCTTGAATTTTGGGCCTGGACGGCCACGTCGCGGAAAAGTCTTGTCCATGGCCGGGGTATCAGACAGGGTCAAAAGGTACCGCGGAGGACATGCAGAGGACATGCACATGTACACGACGTCCGATATCAGATATTACGGCACCCTGGCCAGCCAGGGTGCCCTGACAGTAGCGACGGCGCCTCCGTCCCAGCGAGGCGCCCCATGACTACCACGTCACTGACCACCAGACAAGCCGCGATCCATCTGGGCTACGCAGCGTCCACCCTGAAGCGGTGGCGCCGCCAGGGCCGCGGGCCTGCCTACGTACAGCCCCACGACGGGGGACCTGTACGCTACCTGCTGCGCGATCTGATCGCCTGGCAGCGACGACACCGACGCCCGCGCGCGCGATCATTTAATAGGGGGACACGATGACTGTCGATGCACTGGTACGCAGGTATCGGCCCACAGACATACGCCTGCAGCACAGTGACGGCGTATGGACGGCGTGGGCCACGGTAGACGGTGCACGATACGACGCGGACGCCTACCGTGCGGGCGACGCGCTGTGGCTGGCGGTGACTGGTGCAGCACGGCGGGCGCAGGATGCGGGGGTGGCGTCATGACTGACCTGCGCCACGGCGACTACCGGGACGTACTGTCCGACGTCTATCCCGACGCGGTGATCGTGGACCCGCCCTACTCCGCGCGGACGCACGCGGGCAGCGATCCTAGTGTCCCGGGCCGTCGGCGGGTGGACTACACACACTGGACGCACGCCGACATCCTGGCGTGCACGGCGTGGATGCATCGTCGGGTGCGCGGGTGGATCGTAGTCGTCACTGACGACCTGTCTATCCACCTGTGGCGGACGGCGCTGGGTGGCGGGACCCTGCACAGCCGCGACGGTGTCCCCTACTACGATTTTGCCGCGCTGCCGTACGTGGCGGTGGGATCCCGTGTGCGCATCTGCGGCGACGGTCCGTCCTGCTGGGTGACGCACATCGTGACTGCCCGCCCCCGCTGTCAGCCCTATGCATCGTGGGGCACACTGCCGGGCGCCTACATCCTACCCAGGGGGCTGCCGCAATACGACCGAGAACAGCCGCACATCGGCGGTAAGCCATTGTGGCTGATGCGCGCGCTGATACGCGACTACACACGTCCGGGCGACCTGGTGTGTGACCCCACCGCAGGGGCGGGGACGACGCTACTGGCCGCAGCGATCGAGGGTAGGCGCGCGGTGGGCGCGGAGATGGATCGAGACACGTATACGGCCGCTAGAGCGCGGCTGGCGGAGGGATATACGCCGTCGCTGCTGGGACGGCGACAGACGCACGAGCAGCTCGGGCTGCTCGGGGAGGACTGATGGCGATGACCTGGATCCTGACAGACGCACGGAAAGCCGACGCACTGGAGGCTGTCGCTGACCTGTGGGGCGTCGAGGGCTACGAGTTTCCGGAAGAGGAGAGCCTATACGAGGCAGTCTACGCCCACGCCTGCTATGCGGACGCCTGCGGCCTGGTACCGATGGTGGCCTACCGGCGTGGCGATATGATCCCAGCCACCGATTGGCGTCAAGGCGATCGTCCCTGGTGGTGGGACGAGGACGACTACTACGAGCTGATCGAGGTCGGCACTGTACTAGTGGATCTCGCACGATTTATTGATGAGGAGGAGCTATGAGGCTGGACGCACGGTGGGAGCAGCAGGTGCTTGAGCTATTGCGCATGACGGCCTGCCCAGAGGACCGGCATGAAATGGAGGTCAAAGTCCGGCGACACGTCGGACACACACACGTCCCGTGCCCACGATTGTGGGTGGACGTAAGCCGCCGGGCATCCCCAGGGGATCTCTGGCTGGAGGCGGACGTGCGGATGAATGACACTTTGGATCGCACCCAGACAGCCCGCATACCCGTAGCTGTGACCGGGTCGCGTCAGGACGGGATCCCACTGGCGACCCTCCGCCTCTCCGATCTTGTGGAGCTGATCGAAGAGGCGCGGCTGGGATGGACGAGGATGGAGTGGTAGTAATCCCCGCCCTGTAATACCAACGTGGGTTTTTGAACAACCAGGGCGGGGAATTTAATAAACAAGGAGGGATTATGGACGCCAAGACAAAGCGCGCACGGCAAATCCGCCGGCGCATACGCAAGCTCGAGGCCGAGCGAGATCGTGGTACCAGTTTTAGACGGTATCGTACTATCAAGCTGGCTATCCAGCGGCACAAAGAGCGTCTGCACAAGACGCTCAGCCATGATGAGGTGACACCATGAGGAGAGAGGAGTGCAGGGAGAGAGAGGCGCGGCATGTGCAGCTACACAATCGCATCTGCGCGCGCAAGGAGATAGTCGCCGCGCTGCAGGCGTGCAGGTGCGCACACGAGGCGCTGCTGGACTACGACCCGGACCTCGCGCGAGTGCTGGTGGCACTAGGTCTGCGACTGCACTCGCTGCGGACCGAGATCAACCTCGCAATCCACAAGGAGGCTACAGATGATTTATGAGGACATGCCGTTTGCAGAGTACGATCGGATCGACGCTGTCAGTCGCTCCGATCTCAAAGCGTTTGCGGAGTCCCCGGCGGACTACGCGTGGCGTCGCCAAAAGGGAGTCGAGGTTTCGAAGCCGATGAGATTGGGATCTGCGGTCGACGCGCTGGCCTTTGGCGGCGAGGAGGGGCTCGAGGCGGCTTTTGGGGTTGCGCCAACAAAAAGCCGCCGAGCGAAGGCCTACAAGGAGTGGGCCGCGACGCGCGAGCAGCCGGACGATCTGACGCCCGACGAGCTTGAGCTCGTGCGCGGGATGCACGACGCACTGCTGACAGTGGACAGGACGCGCGGGTACATCGAGCACGGCCGACACCAGCTGTCTGTGGTATGGGATGGACCGCACGGCCTGCGCTTCAAGGGCCGGCCTGACACGGTCCTGGCGGATGGCATCGTCGACCTGAAGACGAGTAACACCTTGCAGTATCACATGCTGCAGCGGAAGGTGCTCGACGGCTGGTATCACGTACAGGCCGCGATGTACCAAGACGGATGGGAGGCCGAGACGGGCGAGAGGCTTCCATTTTTCTGGGCTTTCGTCCGATCGACCCCTCCGCATTGTGTGGAGGTTTTTGCCTGCTCGCAAGATTGGATCAATCTTGGCCGTGGGCTGTATTTGCAGACAGCCGATCGATTTGCCGGCCAGAGACTGATAGACGAGTGGCCGCTGAGCAGCGGTCGCGTGGAGACACTGGAGCCCCCACGGTGGGCGTACTACTAGGAGGATGACTATGACACAGGCACTGACACAGCAACCGCAGAAGGCGCTGACATGGACCGAGGAGCAGCGTGAGCTGATCCGCAATACGATGGCGCCAGGCCTTACCAGCGAGGAATTTGCGGTGTACATGGAGGCGGCAGAGCGGATGCAGCTCGATCCGCTCACAAAACAGATCTACGTGTTTTCACAGTACGTAGGAAAAGATAAGCGAAAGCGGCTATACATCGCCCCTACAATCGATGGCTATTGGGCAATCGCTCAGCGCAACGGGCCGCTGCTGCCAGTCTCGGAAGATTTCCCAGTGATCGACGACGAGCTGGTGTGCACAGTACGAGGCCGGGTGCGGATGTGCGGCGAGTGGGTCGAGGTGTCGCAGCGCGCGTATTATGACGAGCAAAACCGCGGAGGGCCTTTGTGGAAGGGCAAGCCGCGGATCATGCTGGGCAAGTGCGCGTGGGCACGGTTGATCCGAAAACTTTTCCCGGAGGATCTTAGTGGCACTACGATTCCCGAGGAGGTCGGCGATGAGACTGTCCACCTGGAGCCTGCACACATCGAGGAGCCGTGGAACGGTGTGAGCGCTGTGCGAGATCTGGCGTCTGAGCTAGCACCAGACGTGCAGCGCTACGCGGATGCCACAGGCGTGGCGCCCAAAAAGGCGTGGGAGGACACATTCCGGCTTGTGACAGGCCGGGAGCGCGCGGCAGATTGCACGCAAGAGGACGTGGAGAAGCTGCGCGATGCGTGGCGGGAGGCGCTGGAGGAGATCGGTGGCGAGCATCAGGAATTGCAGGGATTGGAGGTGTGAGATGGAAGGCGACGAAGTGATCATCGGACAGCTATTGCGTGGCATTGATACCACACTGTCCAGCGTGTCTGCGGGGCTGCTATCTGCTATGCCGCGCACGCGGCGGAGCCTTGCCCTAGAGGCGTACTGCTCCATCGCATTACGTGTGGGATCGCTGCTCCGCGAGCTCGGGCTGGAGACAGGCGACCAGGGGCGGCAGGCATGCGAGTGTCTCCAGAGCCTCGCGGAGAGATACGAGCAGATGAGACGCGACGTGTATGGACGGTTAGGAGGCAACAGATGACGCACAGGCACGGGAGGCGATTTTGATCTATCTATCATCACCGTACACACACCCGCGCCCAGAGGTGCGCGAGGAGCGCGCCACACTGGCCGCACAGGCTGCACACACGATCGCAGCTCGCGGCTATCTGGTATACGCACCGGTAGTCTATGGACACGCCGTCGACTGCTCCGGGGACCACCCGCCGGATTGGGACTACTGGATGCGCCACGCAGCAGCCTCGCTGCTGCGCAATACTGACAGTCTAGTAGTGCTAGACATCGACGGATGGCACGAGTCGGCGGGGGTGCGCTACGAGATCGAGCTCTGGCAGCGTGTCGCCGCTGACAGTCCGTGGATGACATACACGGACTGGTGTCGACGAGAGGGGGTGGCTCATGGCTGACAGTATCAAGGACGTGGACGACGTCATGGCCGCAGGGCCGCGGGGGCCCTGCGATGACTACACCTGGGAAGTGGTCGCCGACCTGGTCGGTGATGGGCTCACGGCCGAGCAGTGCGCCCAGCTAGACATCCCGGCGGAGGATCGCCTGTGGGCGATCATCTACGTGTGGATGGACGACGGGCAGGGTAGGCTATTTGCGGCCGATTGCGCCGAGCGGGCGTTGGGGCGTGAGCGCGCCGCAGGCCGCGAGCCCGACGAGCGGTCATGGGAGGCGGTACGCGTCTCCCGGGCATACGCTCGCGGCGAGGCGACGGACGAGGATCGGGAGGCAGCCGGTGCCGCCGCCTTGGCCGCCTGGGCCGCCAGGGACGCCGCCTTGGCCGCCTTGGCCGCCTTGGCCGCCTTGGCCGCCAGAGACGCCGCCAGGTACGCCGCCGGGGAAGCCGCCTGGGAAGCCGCCAGGGCCGCCGCCAGGTACGCCGCCTGGGACGCGGCCTGGGACGCCGGGGCCGCTGCCATCGACGCCGAGCGGGAGTGGCAGATCGAGCGCGCGTTGGCGTACGTGCGGGGGGAGGTGACATCATGATGATCCTAGGGGTCGACCCCGGCCTAGCACACCTGGGCCTAGCGCTGTATCTGCCGGACACGACTAGCGTGTGGGCGATGACTACGATCCGCACAAAACCGGCGAAAGATCGAAAACACCACTACAAGGCTGACGATAATGTTCGGCGTGCGCGTGATTTGGCGCAGGGGATGTCTGGGTGGCTGTCTACGCAGATGTGCTACCGGGGCGTACCGCGGATCAAGGCGATCTGCGCCGAGGCACAGTCGTGGCCGCGCAATGCGGCGGCGTCAGCCAAGGTGGGGATGGCTTGGGGTGTGATAGTAGCGTGGGGATACTACGATATCCCAATCTATCAGCTATCGCCCCAAAAAATCAAAAAGCACTTGTGTGGCAAAAACAGCGCATCGAAGCAGGCTGTCAGAGACGCGCTGATGGCGCGCTATGACATCGCCGATGACATGTGGCCGTCGACAAAAAAAGGGCGCGAGGACGCGGGAGACGCGCTGGCAGCGGCCGTCGCGTGCTGGGAGACACACCCGGTGCTTGTGGCCGCGAGGTGCGTGACTAAAAACAAGGAGGGATGATATGACAAGGAGATGGTGGTGTGCTGCCATGGATCGCAGATTAGCAAAGCTGGAGGCTGAGGCGGCGGATTTCGCCGCTGCGGTGCAGGAGATCCACGGTGGGCTAGAGCGGCTGTGGGAGGCGATCAAACGGGTAGACGGTGAGACCGAGCGGCTGTCGCGGGTGGCCTGCCGACTCGGCGAGCGCGTGGGCGAGGCGCCATTCTTTTCCGACCTGCCAGCGAGACAACAGGAGCTGCTGGTGGAGCGGGCGGTGTCGGATAGCACAGAGCCTGGGATTTGCAACGCATATGCACTGGTGCCCGGGTGGTACTACGACAAGGCGGGCACCGGTGTCGCATGGGTCCGGAGGGATGGCAGTCGGATTGTGCGTCACAGGTCGACCCATCGCCTGGTGGGAGATGCGGTGGGCGCATGGACAGAGTGTGACGCGGACCCACTGCTGATGATACCAGACGCCGGGGAAATCCTCGTGCCGCGGAGAGACTGTCGTGTCAAGGATGTCGTAGTGTTGTCATGGCCGGAGACGCTCGAGGCTGACTACGATCTGATGGCATCGCGTGCTGTCGTGCGACGGATAGATCAGGACGGACGAGGTATCACTACCACACTGACTGCCAAGACGCTGGTGTACGACTACACGCCGGTACGATTGGAGGGGGTGGCTCATGGCTGACAGCATCAAGACCGTATCTGACATTAGGGCGGCGGTGCCGCGGGGGCCCTGCGATGACTACACCTGGGAAGTGGTCGCCGAGCTGGTCGGTGATGGGATCACCGCAGCGCAGTGCGCCCGGCTGGATATTCCGGCGGTGGATCGACTGTGGGCGATCACCACCGTCTGGATGGATGATAGGCAGCGCCGTCTGCTGGCCTGCGATTGCGCCGAGCGGGCGCTAGTGCGCGAGCGGGCGGCAGGCCGCGAGCCCGATGAGCGGTCATGGGCCGCCGTACGCGTAGCACGGGCATATGCTCGCGGAGAGGCGACGGACGAAGAGCTTGCCGCCGCCAGGACCGTCGCCTGGGACGCCGTCTGGGACGCCGCCTGGGCCGCCGCCTGGGAAGCCGCCTGGGCCGCCGCCTGGGCCGCCGCCTGGGCCGCCGCCTGGGACGCCGCCTCGGCCGCCGCCAGGGCCGCCGCCAGGTACGCCGCCTGGGAAGCCGAGCGCGAGTGGCAGCTCCAGCGAGCGCTGGCGTATGTGGGGGAGGTGGGATAGTGGCGCGCTGGCGGATCACCCTGCAGGACGAGGTGGCAGCACGGGCCGAGGCGGCGAAGTCTCTGCTGTGTAGCCACCTCGGCTTGCATGCAGTGACACGCAGTCAGGTCGTGGGGTACGCGCTGTCCAGACTGTGCGACGAGCTGGAATCCGCAGAGGGTGAGGGTGGCCACCAAGAGCCCACCAAATGGCCAATCGCTGCCCAGACCGTGCGCGCGTACACGCGCGCGCCCGCACGGTCTGGCCAGCAAGTGACCACTAAAAGACCACCAAAAGACCACCAAAAGACCACCAAAAGGCCAATCGCTGCCCAGACCGTGCGCGCACGCGCGCAGTCACAAGATCTGCAGAGTAAGATCCGGTCTGGTGACCGTGTATCTGTAGGTATAAGATCAGGATCCCCCAGGTGTGGAGATGTGGACACTGCACTGGCCAGCCAGCAGCATCCTGATCCTGATAACAACTCTTGCGGAACAGGGGGTGGTGGTCCCGTCATACCTGCGGAAGACATGTCACGGTATCGCCGCCCGCACATGCTCGCCGAGTACCTGTCGATGACACACACCGACGAGTCGGAGATCCTGCTGCAGGACGAGCTCGGGATCCTGCGAGAGTATGATGCCGACATCGTCGACGAGGCGATCCAAAAGACGCTGGTCAAAGGGCGGGACGGATTCCGGGGGAATCCGGCGTCGTACTGCCACCGCATCTGTGCCAATCTGCAGCACGATCGCGATACGGCACAGGCGGCCGAGGCCCAGCGGGCGGCGCGCAAGAGACCGGGCGCAGCTGTCGCAGAGATCGAGGCGCGAGAGCAGGCCGACCGAGAGCGTCGACGTGCCGAGCAGGCGGAGCGCAGACGGCGTCTAGCGGCGGTGTGGCGACGGCTGGATAGTGACACCCAGGCCGACATCCAGGCGCGGGCAGAGGCGGAGACGGCGCCGGTGCGTGCGATGGTACCAGAGGTGGCAGGCGAGCAGGCGATTAGGGCGGCGGTCATGCGGATCGTGGAGCAGGAGCACGGAGAGGGGAGTGAGGCGGCGCGAGATGGCGCGGAGAGGGGCGGGTAGGGGTGTGGTAGCGCGGATGGAAAAAGATGGACACAAGAGCGTCTGAGAGGCGCAAAGGAGGATGGCGATGAATAACGGCGAGAAGCTGAGGCAGGGACTGACCACTCTGGCGCGCGAGAGTCACGAAATGGCGCGCGAGAAAGGAGGAAGACATGAGTCGAGTGATTGATCGATGGATCAAGAATCACGAGGACCAAGGAGCGTATTCCGCTCTGGCCGGGTTTGAGGCGGATATCAAAGGGGCGCACGAAGCTTTCGCGCTGGCGTATGATGATATGGACATTTACGCCAAGGTCGCATTATTCGCATTTGTGGCTGATTTGCTGTCAGAGGAGGTGTGCGGGAGCACTGTGCGCCAACAGCAACGGGAGGATGACGATGAGTGACAAAGAGATGCAGAGATCGACTGGGCGGTATGCAGGCGATTTCAGGGACAGATTGACAACTGCGAAAAAAGAAAAGAGGGAGGCAACGCCGAGACTGCATCCTATCACGCTAAGAGAGGCTAAGGAGTTTATAGGCCTCCACCACAGGCACAACAAGCCACCAACAGGGTGGCAATTCGGGGTAGGATTGAAGGTTGGTGATGACTTAGTGGGAGTCGCGACAGCTGGCAGGCCCGTTGCACGGCATTATGACGATGGTCTGACGCTGGAAGTGAATCGGACTTGCACCGACGGCACACCAAACGCCAACAGCCAGCTATACGGGGCGATTTGGAGGGCGGCCAAGGCTATGGGTTACATGCGCTGCATCACCTACACGCAAGCCGACGAGACAGGGGCTAGTTTACGAGCGGCAGGCTGGAAGAGGGTGAAAGAACTGCCGCCGAGAAAATCATGGGCTGAATCTAGTGTAAAACTGCGAGACAAACGCGACCCCATTGGCAATGGTGGTGTGGCACGAGTCTTGTGGGAGATACGCCGATATGCCTAAGAGGAGAAAGGCTCCGGAAAAAAGCGAGGGAAAGCATCTGAGAAAGGAGGATGACGATGAGTGAGAGAGACGACTACGAGGTGTGGAGGCAGACGCAGGAGAGGCTGCCGCGACCGGCGACAGAGGAGGAGATGGTGGAGTACGCACGGCTGTACGCGGAGGCCGTGCAGGAGATCGAGCAGATCGAGCAGGAGCTGCGGGCTGCGCGAGACGAGGCCAAAAATCGCAAGGTTGAGCCGTCCGAGACTATCGCACGGCTGGGGACTGTCCTGGTGACAGGGCGGCGCGAGGATTGGGTGCCCGTGGAGGAGCGGGCGGACTACCGGGCAGGGCGGGTGTGGACCGTCCGTACGGACACCGGCGTGGTGCTGTCCGAGCGGGAGATGACCGAGGGGGACCGACAGGTGGGGATCGCCCCCAGGCAGCCTGTGGCGCCGCCTGCGCCTGTGGTGCCAGAGGAGTGAGTGGTAGGGGGGGGGGATACGAGGCGGGGGAGTGGTAGTACCCGGCGAGATTTGACAGGCGAGAAAAAGCGAATCCAGAATAGCACCATGGCACGGTGTCAGGCGACCACAAAGACGGGCAAGCAGTGTGGCAAGAGTGCTAAGGCGGGGCAGTGGTACTGCTGGCTGCATGGGTCTGAGAGTGGTCGTCAGCGTCATCGCGAAAACGCGAGAAAAGGGGCCAGTGCTAGGAAGGAAAAGTACCGAAAATTTAAGGAGGATCTAGCAGATTGCCCCGTAGCGCAGGATTGGGATGGGTGCCTGGATTTCGTAGACGCGGAGATGGTGCGCATCTGCCGCGAGGTGGACACTGCGGTGTCACGGAGTCGGCTGCTTGCTACATGGATGCGACTCCGGATCGAGGCCTTGGCGCACAGAGACAAGGCACACGGCGTTGGCAGCGAGATCAGTGTGACAGTGGTGGACCCAGGACGCGGGGGCTGACAGTGGCTGTGTCAGTCTCAATCCCTACTCAGGCATATCACCCCTATCAGCATCAGACCGACTGGCACCGACGGCGAGAGGCTGCGGTGCGGTGGCTCTGCGGTGGTATTGGTAGCGGCAAGACGTTTGCGGGGGCTGTGGAGGCTGCGGTGTGTGCGTGGGGGCTCTGTCCAGGCAAGCGTGGGATGATCGTGGTGCCGGACTACGCGACTTTTCGCGACGTGTCTCAGCCGCTCTTCGAAGAGCTGTGGCCACAGAGTCTATACCAGGTGCGCATCGAGCAGGGTGGGCCGAAGATCTATTGTCAGACAGGCGAAGGTGTGAGCGAGATACTGATACGGAGCGCCATGAATCGGCAGGTGGTCCAGCGCATCGACGGTCCTACAGTGGCGTGGGCGTGGATTGACGAGCCGTCGCGGATGCAGCAGGGCGAGACGGCTTTTAACAAGGTGATGGGACGCATCCGACAGCCTGCCGAATACAATGGGGTTTTTGTCACCGGGTCCCCGCGGGGCACAAATTGGATTGCGCGGGCATTCGATCAGATGGATCGATTGCCGGCCAGCGCCTGGGAGCACGGCGTTGAGACCAAGCCCGGGTACTACATCCGGGCGGCGCGTACCAAGGACAACAGCGCCAACGCGGAGGGGTACTACGAGCGGCTCGTAGAGGCGTACGGGGAGCAGTATGCGCTGCAGGAGCTGGAGGGTGACATCGTATCGCAGGAGGGGCGCATCTACCCAAATTTTTACGAACACATGCACGTGATACCGCACGCTCTGGCGATGCGCCTATACGACCGCACGGTTTTTCGCGCGGGCGGTGCAGATTGGGGATGGACGAATCCGGCTGCCACAATCTACGCGGGGCGTACCGGGGACTATCAGCACGTCGTCATCGGCGAATTCTACGAGCGGGGAGAGCGCTCGCGGCTGCAGCCGTACGAGGCGTGGCGCTACACACAGGCGCCGCACTACGTGCGACGGTACTACTGCGACCCGAGCGACCCCAAAGAGATCGATCGCTGGAATCAGGGCGCCTACGTGGCGGGCAAAAAGTACGTGGCGCCGGCTGTACCAGCAGACAACGAGTGGATGGCGGGGACGCGCGCAGTACGGGCTGCGCTCGAGCTGCGGGGAGTGGGAGAGCTTGATCACCCTGCAAAGGCGGAGGGCAATCGGGCTGGAAGCCCGCGGCTACTGATCAGCGATCGGTGTGTCAATCTGATCGCAGAGATCAGGGACTATCGAGAAGAAGAAAAGAGCGAGACCAAAACGCCGTCGGAGAAGGCCGTCGGCGAGGACCACCTACTGGACGCGCTGAGGTACTACGTGATGGGGGCGGAGGCAGGCTGGAGTGGTAGCCCGGCGCGCATGATCGAGGGGCTGACAGGATGACAGTACAGATACCACAGTCAGGGACGACGCTACGACAGGAGATCGTCGAGATCGCACATCCGCACTACGATGCGCTCGCAAAAAGGGTGCGATTCTGGCGCGACTGCTACCTTGGCAGTGGCGGCTTTGCGCTGTCGCCGTCGCTGATGATCATGCAGCGTGACGGACGCACTGCGACGACGAGTGCGACAGATGATGACGATGATCGGACGTACCTGACGCGCTTTGTCCGAGAGTCTCCGGACGCTTTTGAGCGACGCGTGCAGTCGGCGGTGTACCACAATTTTTTGCGGGAGGCTGTGATAGACGTCCTGGTCGGCTATATCACCAAGCAATCGCCGGACAGGGGACACTATCCCGAGTGGGCCAAGGAGTGGATCAAGGCGGCTGGCCGGGACGGCAAGAGCTTGGACGATCTGATCAGGGACACGCTGCTCCCATACGGATTTGTGTACGGGCGCCTGCCCGTCAAAATCGACACCGATGCGACACCACAGGCTACCACAGAAGCCGAGAGACAGGCTCTGAGCGGAAGAGATGTCTACCTTGATGTCATCCACCCGGACAGCGTCACACACTGGCAGAGAGACGATGAGGGGCACTACGAGTGGATCAAGTACAGGACGCAAATCGAGGAGTCTGGACCGCTGTCCCCTGTGTCATACCGCACGCGCTATGTGTGGATGACGGGAGACGGCTGGTGGGTGTGCGACGAGCCGCAGAAGGGACAGCAGTGGACGGTGGTGGACAGTGGCGTGTGGGGCGGCGAGCGCAGGCGGGTGCAGTTTCCGGAGGCGCGCCCGCCTGTCACCGAGGTGGTGATAGGAGACGGGGAGTCGTACATGGAGGATCTTGGGCCTCTGTGTGCGCTGCTGTACAACCTCGGGTCGGAGCTTCGCACGCTGGAGCGGGGCGCGTGTTTTCCGATTTTGCTGTGGCCGCAGCAGGGCGAGGACAAGCAGCAATCCATCGTAGCGGGGACCCTGAACGCCTTGGCATACAATGACATGCAGCAGCACGCGCCCGAGCTGATGTCCTTTCAAAATGGGCCTTTTGCGCATTACCTCGAGCGGATCGATGCGGAGATCGGTCGTCTGAAAGAGATCGGCGGTACTAGCACTTTTTTCGGCGCGCCGGAGACCGCTGCAGCGCTCCTGGTGAAATTTGGCAACACGGATCGGAAGCTCGCCAATCTGGCGAAGAGCTTGGAGGACGCCGAGGAGCGAATCCTGCAGACGGTGGCGGCGTGGAAGGGCAAGCAATACGAGGACGATGAGCTACGGCCGCGGTATCCGCGGACGTTTGAGGCGATGGACCTGGAGCGCCTGCAGAAAGGGCTTGACACTATGGACGCAGTAGGAGCCCCTCGGCCGGTGCTGGGCGAGGTGATGCGTAAGATCGTGCTATCGTTGTTTCCCAACGCCGACGACGTGACCACGGAAAAGATCGAGTCTGCGATTAGCACATGGGAGCAGGAGGATGGCGCCGACGCGCGGGCAGACGAGCTGTCAGGGTATGACAGCGCGACGCCCGAGGTGCCAGAGCTGCCTGACGCTGAGACGCCGTGAGACCTGCCATCATCACACCGCGCGAGCGGGCCAAGCTCGACCGCGTGAGGCGCGCCATGCTGCGTGATCTCGCCAAGGCGCTAGATGACACCGACAAGCTGCTAGCACGCGATGTCAGGGCGTATGTGCGCCGCCTACGGGATGATGGGTGGACGCGCGAGGCGGTGCGCAAGCACACGTCGTGGCTGATGGGGCGACACTACGGGCGCGCGGAGCGACAGGCGATCCAGATGGTGGAGGACTCGGCGTTGTACGCGGAGGACTACGTACGACGGATCGAGGAGCTGTCGCCGATGCATTTTCGGCCGCTACCGCCATCGGAGATCAGGTGGATGTCTTCGCAGGCGCTTGGCAACGTCGACGCCGCCAAAAGCCTGGTGTACGGGCGCAGCGCTGGTGCTACGGCACCGTACGAGGGCAAGCTGCGATTGGGCAAGAGACTGCACGCACTGTCAGAGTCGCGGACGCGCAAGGTGTCATCGTATGTGATCCGTGCGATCAGAGAGGCGCAGGACGTTGGGTATGCGAGTCGCGAGCTGGTAGAGCTTGGTGGGATCGGGCGGGGTAAGGCAGGACGATTGCCAAAGGTGATCAAAGAGCTGCAGGAGTCGGCGCGCAAGCTGAATCGGTGGACGGATGGTGGGCTGGATAAAGAGATCAAGCAGCTCGAGCGCTACATCAAAAAGATCAACGAGGGTGGTACTGTCGGCAAAGCGTATCGAGAGATGATCGACTCGCTGGTGGTACAGCGACGCATGGGCAAGGGTGTGCCGGGCAAGGCGGTGGAAAAGGCCGTCGGTCGCTGGGTGCACTACAAGGAGAGGTATTACGCGGAGCGGATCATTGAGACCGAGACCAACACGGCGTTTCGCGCGTCGCAGATCGATCGTACCAAGGGCAATCGTGCGCTGGTAGGCTACATCTGGCGCCTGTCGCGCAGTGCCGGGCGCGATTTTGGGTGTCAGTGCGAGACGCTCGACGGGGAGACACTGCGAGTCAAACAGGCGGAGCAGCTCGTCGGGGGTGTGCATCCGTTTTGCTCGTGCTATCTCGAGGAGGTGTGGGACACGGAGCGGCTGTTTGCGAATTGACAAGGGTGGGCATGAGCGGCACTATGTGATTGTCATGCGCCGCTATGATGACAATTTGGCCCCCGCAGGCGTGCCTCTTGGCGCATGACAGCCTGTGGGGGCTTTCTTTTTTTAGGAGGGACGGAATGACGAAAGAGGAAATTTGCAACTACAGAATCGCAAGGACGGAACAGGAGGTGAACGAATTTTTGGCAGAGGGCTGGGAGCTTTGGGGTTCGCCGTTTGGGTGTGAGAGTAAGACCACAGAGTATGGCGTCATTTCGCAGTGGGGGCAGGCGATGGTGTGTGGCGAGCCAGACGACGCGGCTGAGGGGGCGATGACCTCGCGACTCGCATACCCCACGTCCTGCGCCTCCTTGATCGCACGGATCACATACGATGAGGGGGGCGAGGCGGCGGGCCACAGCGAAGCTAGAAAGGAGGGAGAGCTATGAAAATACGAGTGGAGACCACAGAGCCTAAGGAGCACTGGCTAGAGGCTGACGCTTTTGAGGTGTCTGATGGATGGCTGGCACTCTACAAAGAGCGGGGCGCAGCGCTCTTTCCTAGCTCAGGGGTGGCGAAGGTGTGGATTGATAGGGACACGCCATGGCCGTGGTGGTGGCGGTCGGACAACGAAGGGGAAAAATGAGATGGGAATCAATGCTGTAATGACAATCATACCCAAAGAGCGTGTCAGCGACGAGCGGCTGCTTGCTTTGAGGCGACGCTTTATGTGGTGCTTTTGGCGCGAGCTTGAGGGAGAGTGGATGAGTCGCTGTGGCGAGATTGAGATTAGGGATTGGGTAGTCCAGAGAGAGCAAAAGCGTGGGCTGAGCGTGGGCCCAGTGGTGGGGCGTCACTACCACGAGGAATACCGGCGCGGTCCGTGGTACGTCTACGCGGCGATGATCCGGTGGTGGCAGCGTGAGCTGCCTGGGTGCACGGTGAACTACGGCGGTGACAGCGGGGCGCTGGCATACCTGGAGGAGATGACCGAGGAGCGGATGCGCGAGCTATGGGATGACTTTTGCGACCATGGCAATGGCGACTACTACGGATGGGTGTCCGCTGACCAGTAGGCGCTGCCGTGATTGTCAAGTTTTGGGGTGTCTCTTCGGAGGCGCCCCTTTTTTTTGATCTCGCGGAGCATTGACACCAAAAATACGAGTCAGGTGCACGCAACCGTCAACTGCGGAGGGCTACGCGGCCCATCAAAACGCGGAAAGGAGACACGAGAAACATGGCGACACTGAGCAAAGACGACTTGCAAAAGGCGCTTGAAGGCGCCGAGGGAGAGAGCGTCGAGATTGACGGCGTCCTATCACAGGACGAGGTCAACGAAATCGTGCAAAAGAGATTGGCCAAGGAAAAGGGCAAGTACGACGAGCTGGCACAGCAGGTGGCACAACAAGAGGCTGCCAAAAGCGAGCTCGAAGCGAAGCTCCAGGCCATCCAGGACGAAGCGGAAAACAGGGGCAAAAGCGCAGAGCAGAAGCTGCAGGCCGAAATCGAAAAAGCGCAAAAGAGCATCGAGGCCTGGCAGCAGAAAACCGCGGAAGCCGAGCAGCGTGCGAAGGCTACCGAGGAGCGCTTGCGCAACGATTTTCTCTCGCGTCGAGTCCAGGAAACGCTTTTGCAGAATGGCGCAAATCCACAGACGATTGGACAAGCTGAGCTGGTGGCCAGAGCCCAGCTCGGCCAGTCGTTGCAGGTCGAAGACACCGACGACGGACTGCAGCTCAGAGCTATTGATCCCGTGCTCCAGCAAGAAAAAGACTTGGCGGAAATGGCCAAGGGATGGCTGGAGTCCAATCCGCATTTTGCGCAGCCTGCGCCTTCAGGCAGTGGGCAGCGTGGCGGAGAGCCCGGTCATACCCCTGGCAAAGATTCGCAGGACGGGATGACGGGCTTCCAGCGCTTGAAAGCGCACGCTGCCGCACAGGCCGAGCAGGCCAAGCCGCAGTAATAGCACCTCCTTCCGTCCTGCTCATCAGGAGTAGGACCTCATGGCTATCTTTACCTGGTCGGAGGCCGTTAAGGCCTCCCAAGATCATCTCATTGGCAAGCTGCTTTATGCCTCGATGGAAGACGACCCGATCTTCCCGTTGCTACCACTGTCGTGGTGGCCGGGCGGTAAGACGGTGCAGTGGAATCAGATTACCTCTTTGCCCACCGCGTCGTGGCGCGATGCGACCGACTCGATGTCCTCTACCGCCGGCGCGAGTATCCAGCGGTACACGCGTTTGAAGGAGGTATACGTGCAGGAGCAGGTGCCCCCGCGGCACGTAGAGCCCCTGTCGGATCAGTACTCGCAGCTCGCGCGGATCCAAAACGACATGGCACTGGCGTACGGACAGGCCGTGCGCGGTGTCATGGTAGATGGCGCTCGTATGTCGGTGGCGATCGGTGCTACTGCGACAAGCAATGGGATCGACGGCGTGGAGCTTGGGCCCGGGCACAATACAACCGGAACGGGGTATCTGAAATTCGACGATACCGCCGACACCATCCAGTACAAAGCTCCTGGCTCCAGCTCGTACGGGGCGACTGTCGATGCATCGTCAGATCTCGATGGCGTCGCTGTGTACGACGGCGACGACACGTCGCTGTACATCCTGCTGACGATGGACGTCTCCGACTCGCAGGGCGGTGGTGACTGGACGACTACCAACGCGGCGACGGGTCTGACGCTGTCGGACAACAAGGAGCCGGACGGGCTGCTGACCTATGTGCATCCCGACAATCGGACGTGGGGGACGCTCAGCGACTCTCCGACCTCGACAGGTGACGGTGCGTCTCTCAAGCAGCTCGACTGGCTGCTCGACCAGGTGCCGGGCAACAGGAACGATCTGCTCTTTTTGTGTCACAAGCGGACTCGCCGGACGCTCAAGCATCTCCTCGCGGGGTCGGCTGACACTGTGAGTGATTGGCGCGGCGAGGCGCTTTCCAGGCCTGCTTTGGCCTACGAAGGGGTGCCAATCTACGCGCACTCCTCGATGCCAATCAATCGCACGCCAGGCGTGGGCGGCTCGATCACTGACGCCGGTGTGATCATGCTTGTCAAGCTCGCGCGAGACGAGGAGGACGGCGGCTACAGCACGTACTTTTGGAACGAAGGCGGCAGCAACTACACCGTGACGGACGGCGGTGTCAAAAGCGGCCCCGTGGGAGTCCCTGGCTACTACCGCGATCTCGGAGAGATGGAGTCGTATCCGGACCATCTCTTGCGGCTCACCGGATGCTTCGCGCCGATTCTCAAAAACACCCAGTGCGCGGCGCTGGTCGACGGCATCAACGACTGATGGGAGGCCCGCATGGGTAGGACAGAACTCAATCCTGTGGCGACGCTGGACCTGCGACCCGGTACGACCTACGTCGCGGTGTGCAATCGGCCGAGCATGAACGAACTGGTCAAGGGGATACGATTTCGCAACAGCGTGTCGGCCCCCATTTCGGCTGAGATGGGGCGCAAGCTCAAGGCAGGTTTGTTGTGCCGATTCTACGAGTGGCGACCGGATCTGCGCGTCGAGTGGACGGACGGGCCCGACAGAGCCCCCAGCGTGTACGTAGACACGCCGGAGAGGCCCAAGCGTCGCCGCCGCAAGAAGACCAAGGCGGAGCGAGCGGAGTGAAGGTCGATCTTGTCATACGCGGCGCAGATAGGCTCCGCGTGCGTTGGGAGCGAGCGGGCAGGCGTGCCGCCGAGATAGCAGAGTCACTGCTACAGGTGGCCGCCACCCGCATCCGCTCTGAGGCGCGGCGAAAGCTCGTCGAGTTTGGCCAGGCCGCGGAGGCACGTAGGCGAGAGGCTGACGCTGCGATGGGGCGCACACAGACGCGCTCGTCGCGTGTGCCTATCGCGTCGACGGTGTGGGAGAAGAGGGTGAACACGCGGTCACGCAGCGTGGCTGCGTACCACCTGGGATGGGGCAAGCGCTACGGGCCTGTGCTCGAGTGGGGACCGCAGCACGCAAAAAGCGGCTGGTGGATCACACCCGGTAAGACGTCGCCTTTTTTGCGCTGGTACGATTTTGGCGCAAAGAGGGTGATGTATTCGCGCACGCCAGTGTGGCACCCGTGGAGCGACAAGCAGCTACGTCCGCATTTTGCACCTGCGTATGACACCGTGTGGCCGGGCTTTTTGGAGGACATGGCACGCATACCGGAGAAGGTGCTGTGATGGCGCGTCTGACTACGCTCGACGATTTGCTAGACGGGGTGAGTGTGTGGTGGGGCATCCCAGCGCACGAGCTCGAGCGCCTAATCCCACAGCCTGACAGGGACAAGGGGCTGGGGGGCGGTGCCACCGAGTCGGTGCAAGATGCGGCGTGGCGGCGGTGCGTCGACGATTTTGCGGAGGCGGGATACGACATCGAGGACGCGGATCTTACATCCGACGATGAGGACCGTATCAAGGCAGCCTGCTGCAATCTTGTGATGTACCTGCTGTACGACCGCAGCTCGCAAAAGAAAGAGGACGCTGCGGAGTACCTGGCCCAAAAGTACTACCGAGAGTATCAGCGGATCTTTGGCACCATGGACGTGTCTACGCCCACCGGGCAGGACGTTGATATCGGTGCTGCGGGGCCGACGATCATGCGAGGGTCGTGATGGCGGATGTGTACGACAGGCAGGTGCTCGCGCTGCTTGCGCACTGCGTAGAGTCGCTGCGATCACACACACGTGCTGTCGAGATGTACGGCCACCCTGACAAGGTGGTCAATCGATCGCTGATGCGCAATCCGATCATCATCGGCTCGTCGGGCGAGTACCGGTTTGGGATGCCCGAGTGCCCTGTGCTCGCCATGTGGCGAGAGGGTGGCAAATGGCAGCGGTCGAGGGCAGGCGGAGGTGAGCATGTGGCGGACCTGAAGGTGTCCTACTACGACCGTATACCGGCCGCCGGTCGCGACCATGACGCGGTGACTCAGGCTGTCAATAAGGCCGATGTGCTGTGGCAGCTACTCGTAGAGGTGATCGAGGGTCTTGGGCTCGAGGAGCCTGACACTATCGCAGCGTCTGGCATCTCCGATGTACTGCCGCAATCGTACGCGCTGGCCGGCGTGTGGGACGACGGCGTGCTGGGATTTCAGGCGTCGCTATCACTGGCACACTTGGGGCCGATTTACGAAGAATACGACCCGGTGCTGCTCGACAAGATCACTGCGACGCTACGACTGTATCAACCAATCGACACCGCGCTTGATCTGACGATGAGCGCGGAGGCAGAGGGATAGGACATGCGAAAAGCATACATCAAGCCGAGAGCTGGTCGCCGGCCGAGATTCCCGCTCAACGCGAAGTCGGCGTTGACAGGGGTGCGACTGGTCGACCTGGACGCACACCAGCAGTACTGGCAGCGCCAGGTGCTGCGGGGAGACGTGTTGCTGTGTGATAGCACGGGCAAAGGATTGACGACGCTGAGGGCGGCTCTCAAGGCCGCTCAGGCCCCGGCCAAAAAGACAAAGAAGAAAGGGGATAAGTGATGGGCGCGATTCCTGGCGTAGAGGGATCTTTGAATCTAAGCAATGCGTCTGCGTCGACAGGCGCAGGGGCTCGAGCGGTTTACATCGTCGGAGAGTACGTGACGGCTGGCAGTGCCAGCGATGGCAGTGTCTCTGACATGATCACCAGCTATCAGGACGCCGAGGATTTCTTTGGGGCTGGTAGCAATGGCTCATACCTTGCCGCCAAGGCTCTGCGGCAAGAGGGGGCGTCTGGTGTGCCGATGTACGGCGTGGGCATGACTGAGGCTAGCGGTGGCGCTGCGAGCGTTTCGCAGGTGACCTTTACCGGCCCCGCGACGTCTGACGGTACCATCAAGATCATGGTCGGCGGTGTGCTGGTTAGCTTTGCGGTGTCAAGCGGCGATGCGGCGACTGACATCGGACCAAAATTTACTGCGGCCTACAATGCGCTCCGGGATGAGATCAAACCGCCGTATGTGGCGGCTGCGGGTACTACCGACGACATCGCCAAGCTGACGGCAAACAACAAAGGCGAGGCCACCGGCGATGGTACCCGACGCGGGCCCGGATGGCGCCTGGTGAGTAACACCGCGGCTGGTACAGGTGTCAGCTTCGACAATGCCGTGCTTGGTGGTACGACGCCAGGCTCTGGCGTGCCGGATCCTACCAATGCGCTGGCGGCGATCGCTGGTACGCGTACGCACTATCTGGTGTCATCTGTCGTCGATCCTGGATCGGACGGGACAGGATCCATGAAGGCTTACATGACCCACATCCGGAGCAAGTCCGATAGCCCAGAGATGCTGGGATCGATCATGGTCGCCTGCACGCGCGGGACTACCACACAGCAGACGGACGATCAGGACACGCTAGAGAACGCGGGAGACGTGGCGAGGCTGGTGCTGCTGGGAATCGAGGGCGGTACCATGTGGGAGCCGGCGCTGGCTGTGGAGGCGGCTGTGGCGCGCGCTGCCACAGAGGATGTGAGCGTCCCCAACAACAACCAGATCCTCACCGAGGCGGACGCTCCGCAAAACACATACAAACCGACGTACACGGAGCGCGAAACGCAGCTCGAGGCGGGTGTCACTATCACCTACTCGCCTGACGGCTCCAATGTGAAAATCGATCGGTACGTCTCGGCTGCCACTGACAAGGGCGCCGATCCTGTGCTGGACATCACAGCCGTCGAGACGATGGACGAAATCCGCGAGCGTGTCGTCGAGGCGTGGACCGTCGCTTTCGAAAACGTCAAGATCAAAGAGGAAGGACAAAAGACCTACACCACGAAATGCACCACTCCGAGCGGTGTGCGCGAGGTGTGTGTGGGCGTGCTTCGAGACATGGAGCAAGAGGACAAGGTGCAGGGCGTCGATACGATCAAGGACATGATCACGGTGACGCAGGACGTGTCCGACGTGACGGTGGTGGTGCCATCGACTGTCGTACCGCAGCTTGCGTCGATCGATGCGACCTTCCAGATGTATCTCAGCATTCCGTAAGGTGGTGAAACATGGCTAGCGAATACAGCCACAGAATCGTAAATCCAGACCTCCGGTGGAACGGGGTCGAGCAGCCTAACATCAAATCGATCTCCTACAATTGGGGGTACAACAAAACGCTGGTCGATGTGATTTCGTCCAGTCATGACAGGAAGCTCGTGCAACGCGAGCCTCCGGAGTACAGCGGTGAGTTTACCGTTGCGCAGACACAGGAAACGGCGACGGACTGGCACGCACTGGCAAACAGTGACACAGAGGGGCGCGTCTCGATCAAAAAGAATCGTAGTCAGCGCATCCTTTTTACCGGTGTGTCCATCGGGCAGCTTTCGAGCGGTGATGATGGCCGCGAGCTGTCAGTGTCGTTCGTGGCTCGTGCGGGCGACACCGTAGGGTAACCACACGACAGGAGGGCAGTGATGGCAAAGCACAAGCTGGGCACGCTCGATCAGCTACTTGACAAGGATCCACCTGTGTCACCTCCCTTCCGCGCCAAGATCGGGGCTGCGGAAGTGGAGGTGGCATTTAAGGTCCTATCGGCCGAGGCGATCACAGAGTGCAACATCGAGGCAGAGCAGCAGCTACTGCGAACGATCCAGCGCTACGATCTTCCCGACGATCTTTTGGCCGGACAGGTGAATTTCCGAGAGCTTGAGCGCGAGCAATCTTGCTCCCTGATGGCGGAAGCTCTTGTTGATCCCAACTCCGAGAACGGACGCGCTCCGGCCTTTAGCTACAGGCGTTTGCGAGAAGCGCTGCTACCGTGGCAGGCTGAGATCCTGGATCAAAAGTGGGCGAGCTGGCAGACGCGACATGACATCGCTCGTGTCACAGATGATGACATCGACGCACTCATCGAAGCAGAAAAAAAAAGCGACGAGGACGCCTGTATTTCGATCATACTCGATTGCGGTACGCCAGTGAGCTTAGTGCGTACTTTGGCTGCGGAGCTTGCGAAGTGTCGGACAGGCGGCTCCTCGGATGGCTCGTCCTCAACGGGATCGTTGCAGACTGGGCGGAGGAAATAGGCCTTGACGGAGAGGCGGTATGACAAACTAGCCGCAGAGCTACGCGCTGACACGCGCCCGTTTTCCGAGGGACTACGTAAAGGTAAGCGGCAGGTCGATGGATTTGAGAAGCACACGCGCCGGTCTGCGAGCCGCATACGCTCCGCGTGGAGCAAGCTGGGTATTGGTAGGCTTACGAGTCGTCTGAAAGGCTTGGGCGGCACGCTGACAGGGCTTGCAGGCGTTTATGGGTTTGGGCAGCTTGCCCGAAAGACGATGGAGTTTGAAGACTCGCTGGCTGACCTGGCGATCCGCGGCAACAAGAACAACGAATGGATGGCGCGTGCGCGCGAACAGATGCTGGATGTGTCACGGGCTACGGGAATCAGCAAGGATCAGATCGCAGGGTTTTCGATCAAATTCACGGAGCTGACGGGTGACGCGCAAAGCTCGGTGGACCTGCTGGACGACATGTCGAAAGTGGCAGTAGCCACTGGCGCAGACATCCAAAATCTTGCATCTGTTTTTGATCAGCTATCAGGTTCTTTGGGGATCAGCAAGGATCGCGCGTACGATGTTTTTAACATTTTGCGGCAGCAGGAAAAGCTCGGTGCGGTTGGGTTCCGTGGGATTGCGCAAGCGCTCCCGACACTGGCGCCATTGGCCGGAGCGATGTTTCGACAGACTGGCATTGGGGCGGCAAAGGACGTAGGCGCGCTGCTGCAGCTATCAAAGCGCGGCACTGAATCGGTGCCAGAGGCTACGACAGCAGCCAAGAATTTTTTGATGCAAGTGGCGCGCAAAGCGCCAGACATCGAGAAAAAGTTGGGCATCAGTCTGTACGACGAGCAGGGAAATTTTAAGCGGTTGTCAGAGATCGCACGTCTGATCGGCGAGGGTCTCAAGGGCATGGAGGCCAAAGACATTGGCAAGATGGCCAAGTGGTTTGGTACTCGCGGTGTCAAGACGGCTGCGGTTCTATCACAGGTAGCGCGAACCGGATGGACAAAGGCGAGCGGCTCGAGGGCCTCTGCTGCTGCGCTGTTTGGCGCTGGTAGTGCAGATGTGCTGAGCGCAGACTACGAGCGGCGTATGCAGACACGCGGCGCACGATTCCGCAGGCGCATGGCAGAGCTGGAGGCGACGGCACACGAGGCGTTTTTGCCCCTGCTAGACAAGCTGATCGATCTGATGCCGACACTCGCGCGAGGGGCTGGGTGGCTGCTCGAAAACATGCAAACTTTGGGCAAGCTGTGGCTGGCGTGGAAGGCGTCGGGTGTCATGCGCAATGTGATACAGGCGACGGCTGCGCTGTCACAGGTGCAGACAGGTGGGACACCGTCTAGTACGGGCAGAGGTGCTGGGCCTGGTATGCGCGCTGGGCGCGTCGCCGGCGGCTTTGGCGCGGCTGCGACTGCGGTGACAGTCATTGGTACGCTGATTTCAGAATCGATGCGGAAGGCGCATGAGAAGACCATGGAACTTTCGCGTCTCAGACAGCAAGCGCTAGACAGCGAGATTGCAGCCGTGCGTGGTGTACTCGGGCTGGAGGAAAAATATGGCGCCCAGCGGGACATCGAGCACTTCTATCGAAGCAATGCGTGGTTGAACACCGAGCGTGGAGCAGAGGTAGCAAGAGGCCTGAAAGCCGTGGCACCCGGCATCACGCAAGCAAAGGGTGCATACGAGTTTGACGTGCTGCAAGGCGGCGGATTGGGGCAGGCTCGGAAACGGCTACACAAACTCAGGGCCTTGCGAGCTGCTGCTGTCGATGTGGGTATGGCGCAAGCGCGGAAAGAAGGTCTGGGTCTATCACGACGAGAGGTGGCAGAGTCTAGCCCAGCCGTGCAAATCATGGATCGGATGATCGAAAAAATTGAGCCAGCGATTGCCAAAGGTATGCGCGGCGTCGCCTTTAAGCCCAGCATCACGATTCCGCTAAACGTGTCGACTCCGTCCACAAGGACACGTGCTCGTGCTGGTGCTGCACAGCAAGGTGTCGAGGCGGTGCGCGATCTGGCCACTTCGGTTGGGAAAGCTGCAGTGACCCAAGAAAGCAACCAATCGTTCGAGTCGCGTCACGAGATGCCGATGGTGGGATTTTAGATGCCACGTACTGCGGTCAAAGCCAGCTACGCTGGTATCAGCTTTTGGGCCGAAAGTGTTAGCGGTCGCGCCCCGCGACGCGTGATCGAGCACCAGTCTTTTGGGAGGACTGGCAGTGATACAGAGGACACCGGCGCACCGTCGCGACGTGACACGATCAGCGCGCGGATGGACTACGACAGCTACATCGATCTCTACAAAGCCGTGCATGGTGGCAAGCCACGACTTTTCACTCATCCGATTTTTGGCAGTTGGCAGGCGCGAGCCAGCATCGACAGTGATAGCGTAGAGGCGCGCAGGCCAGGCGTGGTCACATTTTCGATCACATTCACAGAGCACAAAACGGCAGCTCTTGCGACACCGAAGGCGAGCAAAAGCCCTGCGGCACAGCAGCAGGAGCTCGCCTCGATCTATAGCGACGCCGACGAGCTGGTGTATGACGACTGATGGGAATCTTTGACGACGACACAGCGGTGCTGACGGACTACGACGCCTGGGCGGAGGCGTATCAGGATCTCGACGAGACTGTCACCGACTATCGCAATGGTGTGGCAGAGCCGCACGATGTGAGCCGTACGATGTCATCGTTTCGCGCCGCGTCCACTGCACTGATCGAGACGATCGACGATATGACAGAGTACCGCGAAAATGCCGAGGTGGTGACGTCCAGTGCGTACCGGATGGTACGAGTGGCAACGCAGCTCGTTGACACACTGCTGTCGAAAATCCCCGCATCTTTTGAGGTGCAGATCATCAACTGGAGTGACATTTTTTCTGTGTGTCTTGACTACTACGGAGACACGGAAAAGGCGGAAGAGATTACGACTCGAAATGGGATCATCGACCCGCTTGCGATCGAGCCGGGCACTGTCCTGACGCTGCCATACGCGGGGGTGTCGTGATGGTGATGGCGGATCTTTTGTGGATAGACGTCGAGGACAGAGACGACGCATCAGTGTGGCACACGGTCGATAAGTTTCAGCAGTACGAAGTGATCCAAAATCTGTGGGGTGAGGCGGGCACGTTCAAACTGCAGCCTACTCCCACAGCTGACATCCGCAAGATCTTTCTTTCCGGCGAGCAGCGCGTGCGCATCATGTGCAATGACGCCATGCAGTTTACGGGAGTCACCGACGACCGAGAGAGTGGTCATGCAGTAGGAGGATCGTATCTCGATCTGACCGGCCGAGACATGGGACGCTGGCTGATAGACGTCGGATTTTCGGAGGGCAAAAGTGTGAGCGGGTGGACCCTGAAAAAACTCGCCGATTATGCCAGCGAGCCGTGGCGACCGGACTACATCTCGGAGGTGGTGACAGACGATGCGCCTGCACACTATGTGATGGCGGCTAAGCAGCGCTCGAGGTATCGACAGATCACTACGAGCGAGGGGCTGACAAAGCGCGTGCGCGTCAAAGGCTCGCAACAAAAGGCCGGGAAGAAATCGCCGTACTACCGCGGGGTAGACGTCGACGAGCTGCGGCAGATGCGCGTGGAGCCCGGTAGTAGCAGGTGGGAAAAAATCCGCGAGGTAGCGCGGCAGGTAGCGTGCATTGCATACGTGACAGCGCAGGGCGAGCTGTTCATCGGCCGCCCATCATACGACCGTGTGGAGTACGACGATCTGGTCTACAGTCCCAAGGGTGGCAATGTGCTGGCCGCAGACTGGCGGCCTGCTACCGGGGACCGCTACGCCAGCTACACAGTGATAGCTCAGGGACGAAAAAAGCGCAGTCACAAAGGCCGGAGCAACAATCGCAGTATCGAAGTGCGCGATCCATCGCCGGCGTTTTGGCTCACGAAAAGCGATGGGAGTCTGGAGGCCCGTGTGCACAAGCCGCAGACGCTACGTGTGCCACGGGGATGTCACAACGACAAACTGCTGCGCCGGCTTGCGCGTACGACGGTCGAGGAGATTGCGTGTAGGTCGTACCGCTACGAGGTGGAGCTCGCAGGCCACGAGCGCGACGGTCTGCTGTGGGCCCCGAATGCATGTGTCAACGTCACAGACGAATGGAATGACATCTCTGGACAGCACTACATCGTCGAGCGGCGGTTCGTGAAATCCGTAGACGCTGGCACACGCACGGTGCTGTCGCTGATACCAGCCAAGATTTGGCTGCATTTGGATCACGACGATGTGACAGATGACGAGTGGGACGAGTGGATCAAGAGCAGAGTGACATGGTGACGCAAATGTTCGAAGGCGAGGTCATCAGTGTAGACGCAGACGGGCAGTGTCAGGCGTACGGCAGATCCGAGGAGACACTGCAGCGCGGGGACCTGCGCAAATTTTCGGATGGCTATGGGTTTAGCAGTCGGAGCCCAGCAGGGACTGCGCTGGTCGTCGCGCACACCGAGGGCGGAGACCTGGCTATCATCGGCGAGGAGCCGGAGAATCGCCCAGAGCTTGCCACTGACGGACAGGTGATGCTGTGGGACAAGGAGGGCAACAAGATCAACTTGAGCCCAGGCGGGTTCTTGCAGATCCTGTCACAATGGGGACATCACATCAAGGCGCAATCGGCCAAGATCGTGATGGAATCAAATGACGGCGGGCAGGTGACATGCACTGATGACGCCCGTGTGAACGGGGCGAAAGTCGAGCTGGTCAGTACCACTGCCACAAAAATTGGGGCTGCGACTGCCTCGCAACCTATCGTAAAGGGGACAGATTTTTACTCGCTGTTCAACACATTCTTTAGCAATTGGCAGAGCGCACTTGAGAGCTGGAAGACAGACATTGCGGACGATGGCGACGTAACAGCGGGAAATACCAGCACCTACATCAATAGCACTGGTACCGCTGTAAGCACGCTATTGACGGGGCTTTCTGCGATTCTGTCGACAAAAAACTATATTGATGTCTAGCTGATGCCACAAGATCGCTACATAGATTTTTCCGGCCGCTCGCGCGACAACGCGATCGGCGATGACAAAAATTACCACACTACGACCTCCAGCGTGGGCAAGGTCGAGCGTCTGCTACTGATGCACAAGGGCAAATGGCTGGCAGACGATGACGGCGAGCTTGGCAATCAGATGTGGATCGAGCGACTGCACAACACAGAAAATGATCGTGCTCTTATCGCAGTCTGGAGCGAGGAGGCGGTGTCACCGCTCGTGGAGCTCGGCCTGATCAAAACTTTTGAGACTACTGTCAAAAGCACAGATGGGTCATCCGCAGAAATCACGTGGACGTGGCGCGACATGGCGACGCAGCGTCAGGTCAGCACGTCTACGATTTACCGATGGGGGACATAATAGATGGCTTGGATTCGCCCCATACTGTCAGACATACGAGCGGAGCTGTACGCGCAGTGGCAGTCGTACCGCCCCGACGCAGACGATGGCAAATATTCCGACCTGTGGATCTACGCACAGACGATGGGTCGGATCGTCCATAGCATCTACGGCGGAATCGAGGCGTTTCGCCGCGCGCTAATGCCGTGGAGCAGCACCGGCACATACCTAAACAAATGGCTGCACCTATTTGGCCAGAGCAATGGTGCCGGTGGCTATGGCCTAATCTTGCCACACACATCCAGCGCGACTGACGCGCTGACTGTCACGTGCACCAGCGGCACGCCTACTATCACAGACGAGACCCTGGTAGACGATGCTGGCAATCGCTACAAGATCGACGAGACCTACAGCTTTGCGGCCACTGGCACCTACGATGCCGATGTGGTGTCGATCGATACTGGTACTGCTGTCAATCTGGAGAGCGGCGACACGCTGACTTTTGAGTCCCCGCCCGCAGGTATTTCGGAGACGGCTACGCTCGTCAAAGATCTCGACGGAGGCCTTGATCAGGAGACAGACGCAGAGGGCCAGAGCCGGCTTCTGCGGGCGCTGCAGAGCCCGTCACTGTCGGGCAATGCTGACCACTGGGTGCAGGCCATCGAGGCCACTGCACAGGGCGCCTATGACGCCTACGTCTGGAGCAAGCGCGCCAATCAGCCGTACGGCTACGGTACGACGGATTGGGTGGCATTGCAGCGCGGCGAGAGCGGGCTAGATCGTATCACTACCAGCACACAGCAGACGGCACTGGACGCCCAGGTCGAAGACACGATGCCCGTGCGGCAGATGGAGCAGTCACGCAGACTGACAGTGACTGCCGACTATCACATCGTCAAAGCGGCCTACAAGCTCGCCCCCGACGCCAGCAGCGAAAAGCAGGTGGATTGGGATGGGTACAGCAATCAAAAGACAGTCAGCAGTACGACCATCGCAGACAGTCTGATCGTAGCTAGCAGCGCATACAGCGCAGGACTGATCAGCAGTGGCGACAAGGTCATCATAGCCAACCAAGAGGCGACAGTAGACCTGGAGCCTGGCAACGCTAGCGCCCCTGTCAGCGGTAGCTATGATCGATTTACGGTGTCGTCGTGGGTGTGGGATACGGACCTATCGCTGTCCAGTGATGGGCCGACCGCGAGCGGCGGGTCTTTTGCGATTTGTGCGGGTGGTGGCATCGCTGCTGACATGCTCGATGCGATCGTAGACTACCTAGACACGATCGGCCCCGAGCGTAGCAGCTACGCGGACGCATCTAGCGTGTCACCATGGGATGACACGATGCGGATCCCGTGGATAAAAAATGCAGTGATCGACGCGGCAGACGGCGACGTGCTGGAGGTGTCGACGTGCGAGATTGACGGTGCCACGTCTGACGTATCGCCCACGGAGACCAGCGGTACTAGCTGCAATCTGGTCGTAGCGTGTCCGTACGCGGGAGTGGAATCGGGCGAGGTGCAAATCTACGAGGATCAGTCATGAGCGATCCGAGCTGGCTGCCATCTTGGCCTACAGGGTGGCGCGATTTTGAGACTGTCTATCAGGGCATGGTGCGTCGATTTTTTCCGCCTGGTGTGTGGACGGACGACGCGGAGGCGCGAAAAGATCACGATGTCATGGGCCTGGCACTATCATGGTGTCGCAAAGGGCTGGAGTGGATCGGCGAGCGTGTGTGGCCGTGGCTCGATGATGATGATCTTTTTTTGCCTGATTGGGAGCGGTCGTATGGCCTGAGCTCCAGCGGTACTGTCGACGAGAGACAGGATCGTGTGATGGTTAAGGCACGATCTTTTGGCACCCTGACGCTGGAAAAGCTGCGCTCGATCATGGGCCCGGCGATGGGGCTCGATCCTGCTGACGTGCGGGTGCACTCGCCGAGCGCGGCGACAGTGGCATCCTACAGTCCGGACGTGGCAAATCAGTATACGGCCAACGCGACGAATCTGCACATCTACGACACAGACGGAACGGCATCTTTTGATCACACCGAGGCGTGGGACACGGCAAAGCGCCTGCAGCCCAGCGGCGACACGTGGACGGTTGGAAGAGCAAAGCTCTTCGCCTTTGACACGGATGGACGTGGTTGGGACCAGGGATGCTGGGATACATAGGAGGAGACTATGGCAGAGCTATGTAATGGCAACCGAGTGTTTACCGCAGCGACGGGCACAGCCTCGAGCGCGGACATCAACAATCTGCAGGATCAGCTTAAGGATGTGATGAAGGCGCGGTGGCAGGCGCTTCCGCTTGGTGCGGGCGTAGAAACTAGCGGCGCAGCCAGCGCGTGGAGCCTGGACGATGAGGTCTGGCAGACGGGCGCAAACCCTGACAACGACTCGATCCTGTATCTGACGATCCCTGCGAAAGCGGGAGACACCGTCACCGCATTAAAAACGGTCATCGAGTCCTCCTCCGGAGACAATAACAGCGGCGCCGGAGCGGGGTCTATCAAGGTGGTAAAGCGCAGCGTGACCGATGTGGCAGGCGGGAGCGGATGGACAGCGGTGACGACCGTGGATGCTTCTCCGTGGGACACTACTGGCAGGCAGACTATCAATGGTACGTCGCTGGATATAGTCATCGACGACGAGAGCGAGTATGCGATCCAGTACGTGGCGCCAGAACCCGCCACGGGAAACACGTGCACGGTGTACTACGCACAGGTGCAGTGCAAGACTGGCAATGACGACTAGCACAACGCACAGATTTGACAGCCTCGCGCACACTCGCCAGTCTACGATCAGGACTACGACATGACGACCTACGCGAGACAGTATGTGCGGTGGCGGTGGACGGACGGGAGTGATACTGCCAAATGGTCTGCACTTTACGAGTCAGACCCGATGGCGCTACCGATCACGGCAAAGCGCATCAAGGGCAATGGCGGGATCGCCTACTACAGCGGCGAGACCTGGAAGATCGATTTTACCCTTGTCACTGTTGACGCTGCGGACGCAAGCACAACCACGAGTCTGTCTGCAGATGACACAGTGACACTGCTGCTGATAGACGAGCGCGGTACTGTCGACGCTGCAAAGAGCCAGACGGAAGATATCTCTGTAGACGCTGTCAACAACATCATAACGGCCGCATTTGATAGCGCCGACAGTCTCAATCCCGGAGTGTATTCGCTGCAGCTTGCCTACGAGGGCGATGTGATAGCGGCGGGAGTGTTCGAGGTACTACGCAAGCACACGGAGAGCTAGAGGATGGCTACCTACTACACCGGGCAAAAGCCCAATCAGATCGATCCGAGATACCCACGCAGACTGCCACCGCTGACGTGCGAGATCCCTGGTGCGTCGGGGCTGGCAAATGCAACGGCGCAGGGAGCGCAGACCTTTACGTCTGACACATCGGCGCCGAGTGGCGCACCGTCTACGGTGCAGGGAGCGTTCGCCGTCGCCGACGACGGCAAAGAGGTGCATCCGTGGTGGCAGCTCAAGGGGCGATTTGAGGCAGCAGACAGCGCCTCGAGCTATGCGACGGTCGTACTGTGGACGTACGACGACACAGACGAGGAGTGGTACCCGACGCGCGAGATGCGGATGGTTTGCAATGCAGCGCTGTCCGAGGATTATGGCAACATCTTTACGCTGGACGGTGTGGGCGGCTCGACGCATGCATATTTTCAGGTGACCGGTCTGACTGGGACCGATGATCTGCGGCTGAGCCTGAGGCCATTGACTGGGTGGAAATATGCCGGGGCGTAGGAGTCGTGCGAGACGTCATGCGATTTTGGGTGGCTCCGCGGCGATGGCTGCGGCGGCTGCTATCGGGATCGCTGTCATGGTCGGCGGGCCGGAACAGCAAAATCCTCCAGTTGGGGTCAGTGGACTGCTGCTGCATCTGCTGGCCACGCGCGACATGGGCGCGCTGCCGGCGCGGTCGGAGTGGTGCACGCTAGGCCGTAACGCTGAGCACTGCTACCTGATGCAGGAATCCAGCGGTACTATGTCAGACACGGGCGATGCGACGGCGTGGGATTTGGGCCCACAGGGATCGCCGCGTCAGGGGGTCGCAGCGTACGTGCCCACAGAGGACGCCACCGGAGATGTGGCGTGGGACGAAACGGGTGTGTGGGTGGACGGGGGCCACTATTTTACGGCGCCCGCCGAGTATTGCACAGGTGACAAGATCTCGATCACTGTGATCTACCGGTACCTGTACGATGGTACGACAGACGCGCTGGTGTACGAGCACACTGGCGGCGCCACGCTGCACTACACCAAGCTGCTGATTCCCGCATCTACTGACAAGATGGGCGTGGGTCTGTCGGATGGTACCAGCGACGCGACGATCTACGCTAGCACCGCGGAGGACGGGGCTCTACACTGTCGTAGCGTCTCCGTCGATACCACTATCACCGACGGGGTGGCGTGGTATTTGGACGGAGCAGCAGATGGGACGGGGGACGCATCAGCCCTTGGCAGTGTGACTGCGACTGGTATGGATCTGTACGTCGGGCATAGTGCCACAGACAGCAATGTCATGCTCTACCGGCTGGCTATCGACTGCGGCGCTGCGATTACACAGGCGCAGCACGCGGCACGGTGCGGCACGCTCTACCAAGATCCCTCCGACGCCTACTCCGCCGACACCGAGCTCGCCGACGCCGACGCGACCTACACACACAGCGGCGGGACACGCTGCTACCAGACGGCCGAGCATGGTGCGACGTGCATACCGGGGGGTACGCTGGGCTGGGCGTGGGATAGCACGCTGGACGCCAGCGGGTACGGGCGCGGCTGGCCGCAGGAGCCCGGGCGTGTCAATCGGATCGTCTACTCGT